CTAGGTCGTAGAATCGTAGGTAAGTGTATGATGGGCTCAACATCAAACGCATTAGATAAAGGTGGAAGCAATTTCAAAAAATTATACTACAATTCAGACGTTACAAAAAGAAATAGAAATGGACAAACAGTTAGCGGACTCTATTCTCTTTTCATCCCTATGGAGTGGAACTACGAAGGATTCATGGATTCTTTTGGACTACCTGTATTCACTACGCCAGAAAATCCGACGCTCGGAATTGACAATATCCCAATTAAAGTAGGTGTTATAGAACATTGGGAGAATGAAGTAGATGGATTAAAACAAGATCAAGACAGTTTAAATGAATACTATAGACAGTTTCCAAGAAGTGAAGCCCATGCTTTTAGAGATGAAGCTACTAACAGTTTATTTAATTTAACTAGAATATATCAGCAAATAGATTATAATGAATATTCTAACTCAAGTAAAAATATAACTCAAGGTAATTTTCAATGGACAAGAGCTGTAAGAGATACTAGAGTTGTTTTTAATCCGAGTAATAATGGTAGGTTTAAAATATCATGGATACCACCTATTGAATTACAAAACAAAATAATATTAAAAAATGGACTTAAATACCCTGGAAACGATCATATCGGAGCATTTGGTTGTGACTCTTATGATATTAGTGGTACTGTCGATGGCCGCGGGTCTAAGGGAGCACTTCATGGATTAACAAAATTTTCCATGGAAGATGCACCACCTAACCACTTTTTTTTAGAGTATATAGCTAGACCACAAACAGCTGAAGTTTTTTTTGAAGACGTATTAATGGCTTTAGTATTTTACGGAATGCCATTGCTTTGTGAAAATAATAAACCTAGATTATTATACTATTTAAAACGTAGAGGTTATAGAGGATATAGCATGAACAGGCCAGATAAAACTTGGAATAAACTATCTATAGCAGAAAGAGAAATAGGTGGTATACCAAACTCAAGTCAAGATATAAAACAAGCTCACGCAGCGGCAATAGAAAGCTATATAGAAGATCACGTAGGGTATAATGACGAAAATCCAGGTGATATGTATTTTCAGAAGACATTAGAAGATTGGGCTACATTTGATATAAATAACAGGACAAAGCATGATGCTACTATTAGTTCTGGATTAGCGATAATGGCTTGTAACAAGAATAGATATAGACCAAATGCTTTAATAGAATTAAAAAAATTTAATTTAGGAATTAAGACTTATGATAACACTGGATATACTTCAAAAATTAACACATAAATAAATGCAAATATATACTAACACTAATAGCGTTTTTCCAGATCAAGCAGTTCCAATAGCTGAGAAAAATACGATAGACTATGGACGTGCAGTTGGTAGAGCAATAGAATCTGAGTGGTTTAGAAATTATAGAGGTAGTGGGTATCAGTTTTATAATAATTACACTTGGTTCCATACTTTAAGACTTTATGCTAGAGCTGAACAACCAGTGCAGAAATATAAAGATGAATTAGCTATCAATGGAGATTTATCCTATCTAAATTTAGATTGGAAACCGGTTCCAGTAATTCCTAAATTCGTAGACATAGTTGTTAACGGGATGTCTCAAAGAACTTATGACGTAAAGACTCTAGCTCAAGATCCAGAATCTAGACAACAAAGAACAGAGTATGCTCAAAAACTTTTAATGGATATACAGTTAAAAGCTTACAACGACGCTGTTGCTCAGATCTTTGCTGGAATGGATATTAAAAACTTTACAGAAACCCAAAATACTCCAGAAACTACAGACGAGATACCAATGCATTTGCAATTGACTTACAAGCAGTCAATAGAGATAGCGGAAGAAGAAGCTATTGACCAAGTCTTAGCAAAGAATAAATATGACTTAATAAGAAAAAGACTAAATGAAGATTTAGTTATATTAGGTATATCAGCAGTAAAAACATCTTGGAATAAATCAGAAGGTATAGTTATAGATTATTGTGATCCATCTAGAATGGTTTGGTCTTACACGGAAGATCCTAATTTTGAAGATTTATATTATGTAGGAGAAATAAAGTATTTAACTTTACCTCAATTAAAAAAGCAATTTCCAAATTTAACACCTGAAGAAGTTGAGCAAATAGAAAAATACAAAGGTAATGAAGAATACATGCGAGGTTGGAATGGTAGATATGATGATAACACCGTGCAAGTATTATTCTTTGAATATAAAACTTTTATAGATCAAGTTTTTAAAATAAAAGAAACTGATTATGGTTTAGAAAAAGCTTTGGTAAAAGAGGATACTTTTCTACCTCCTGAAAATGATACTTTTAAAAGAGTATCTAGAACTATAGAAGTATTATATCATGGTGCGAAAATATTAGGACATCCTATAATGCTACAGTGGGAAATGGCTAGGAATATGACTAGACCAGAAGCTAATTCACCTAAGGTAAATATGAATTATCAGATATGTGCGCCAAAAATGTATAGAGGTAGAATAGAATCTTTAGTTAGTAGAATAACAGGTTTTGCTGACATGATTCAATTAACTCATTTGAAGATACAACAAGTGATGGCTAGGATGGTTCCTGATGGAGTATATTTAGATGTTGATGGATTAGCTGAAATAGATTTAGGTAATGGAACTAGCTACAACCCAGCAGAAGCTTTAAATATGTATTTTCAAACTGGTAGTGTTATGGGTAGATCTTTAACACAAGACGGTGAAATAAATAGGGGTAAAATTCCTATACAAGAATTACAATCTTCATCTGGTGGCGCTAAAATTCAAAGTCTAATACAAACGTATCAGTATTATTTGCAAATGATTAGAGATACAACCGGGCTGAATGAAGCTAGAGATGGTAGTATGCCTGATAGAGATTCTTTAGTTGGATTACAAAAATTAGCAGCAGCTAACAGTAATACAGCTACTAGACATATACTTCAAGCAAGCTTGTATTTAACTCTTAAAACATGTGAAAACATATCTAGAAGAATTAATGACTCACTATTATTTCCATTAACTAGAATAGCTCTGCAGGATTCTATAACTACATTTAATTCAGCTACGCTAGATGAATTAATGAATAAAGAGTTACATGACTTTGGTATATTTATAGAATTAGAGCCCGATGACGAAGATAAAGCTAAGCTAGAAGAAAATATACAAACTGCTTTAAGTCAAGGTAGTATAGATTTAGAGGATGCAATAGATATTAGAAATGTAAATAATATAAAGTTAGCTAATCAATTACTCAAGAAAAGAAGACAGCAGAAAGAGAAAAGAGAAGAAGCTATGCAGCAAGCTAATATACAAGCTCAAGCACAAGCTAATCAAGAAACTGCTCAACAAGCGGCTTTATATGAAGTTCAAAAACAACAAGCGTTAACAGAAAGTCAATTACAGATAGAACAAGGTAAATCTCAGTTTGAAATACAACGAATGCAAACTGAAGCTACTATTAAAAGAGAATTAATGGATTTAGAGTTTCAATATAACATGCAATTAGCTAAAGCTAAAGTTCAAAGTGAAACTGATAAAATTCAAGAAATAGAAAATAGAAAAGACGAAAGAACAAAAATTCAAGCGACTCAACAGAGTCAAATGATACAACAAAGAAAAGACGATGGTATGCCTACAAATTTTGAATCAGCAGGAAATGATGTTGTTGATGGATCATTTGGTTTAGAGGCTTTTGACCCTCGTTAATTATTAATTATTATATTATATTATGTCAGAAGAAGTAAAACAAGAAGGTGACTTTAAAATGAAAAAGAAACCTGGTAGACCTAAGAAGCTCACTGAAACAAAGGACAATACTACAGTTGTTGACTTTAAGAAGCAAGAAGAGGAAGCTATAGAAAAAAAAGAAAAAGAAATACAAGATGCCGTTCAAGAGTCAAGCACAGAGAAACTGGATGTACATGAAACATCCGGAGATGGCGAAAAGGTGGGAGAAACACACGCCAAAGAACAAGAAGCTACCGAAGAGGTTGAAAAAGAAACAATAGTAATAGAAGCTAACGAAGAACAACCGGTAGAAGAAAAGACAGAAGAAAAAGAAGAAATTAAAGTTGAATCACAACCTCAAAGAGAACTTCCTGAAAACATTGAAAAATTAGTTCAATTTATGGAAGAAACTGGAGGTAGTATAGAAGATTATGCAAGACTAAATGCTGATTATTCTAAACTTGATAATGATGATTTACTAACAGAATATTACAAAGCTACAAAACCTCATCTTGATAATGACGAAATCGAATGGTTATTGGAAGATAAATTCGATTGGGATGAAGACGAGGACGATGATAAAACAATCACAACAAAACAAATAGCTTTGAAAGAAGAAGTTGCAAAAGCCAAAAGCTTTTTAGAATCGACAAAAAAGAAATATTATGATGAGATCAAGATGAGACCATCTGAAAATTCTAATGAAGTTCAAAAAGCTATGGATTTTTTCAATAGATATAACGAGGAACAAAACGTGAGAACAAAGCGTTTCGGTAGATTTCAAGACGGTACTAATGATTATTTCAATAAATTCGAAGGTTTCGATTTTGACTTAGGAGATAAAAAAATAAAGTACAAGATTAATAATACTGAAAACACAGCTAAAGCGCAGTCAGACCTCAACAATCTAGTTAAGAAGTTCTTAAATAAAGATGGAGACGTTACTGATTTCAAAGGCTATCACAAAGCTATTTACGCTGCTAGAAACCCTGACTCATTAGCACGTCATTTTTACGAACAAGGTAAAGCTGATGGTATTAAAGATGTTATGGGTAAATCTGCAAATGTAGATAATAACGCTAAACCTAACCCTGGTGAAATTACTTTTAATGGATACAAGGTTAGAGCAATAAGCGGAGATGATAGTTCCAAGTTAAAAATAAAAAAATACAGAAAATAACTTTAACTTAAAAATTAAAACAAATGGGATTTGTAAGTAACAATACCGGCGTTGGTACTGGATCGTTTCCAGCATCAATTAAGCCGATGCCCCAGAAAATGACGTTACCTGATAATTATATTAATTTTCATGATGCGAATTTTTCAACGTGGACACAACAATATCTACCTGAGCTTTACGAAGCAGAAGTAGAAAAATATGGAAACAGAACTTTATCTGGTTTCTTAAGAATGGTAGGCGCTGAAATGCCTATGACATCTGATCAAGTAATTTGGTCTGAACAAAATAGATTACACATTGCTTATGATGGAGTAACTAGAACTGGTGGTGCTACTAATGTATTTACAGTAACTGGTAACTTTGCATTAAAATTAAACAACACTGTTTTATTAGCAAATGGACTAACAACTGCAAAATGTATAGTTAGTAATGTTGATGTTGCGGCTAAAGAAGTAACATTACTGCCTTACGAGCACGCTGATATTGCAGCACAATTTGGAACAACTACTGCAAACTATAAACTATTCGTTTATGGATCTGAATTTCCAAAAGGTGTTGGCAATAAGCAAGATTCTATAGAGCCTGTACCACAGACTTACTCAAACAATCCTATCATTATGAAGGATTATTTTGAAGTATCTGGTTCTGATACTGCTCAAATCGGATGGATTGAAATTGCTGCTGAAGATGGATCTGCTGGATATTTCTGGTATATGAAATCAGAAGCTGAAACAAGACTTAGATTTGAAGACTACATGGAAATGATGTGTGTTGAAGGTGTAAAAGTTGCTAACGGTGCTACCGCTATTAAAGCAATGACTGGAGACACTTTATTTACTACAAATGTAGAGCCAGAAGGTACTCAAGGTCTTTTTGATGCAATTGAAAAAAGAGGTTTAGTATGGAATGATTTTGCTGGTGCTGCTGCTCCTGGAGCTGGTGCATTAGGTGATTTCGATGCTATCCTAAAGCAATTAGACAAGCAAGGTGCAATTGAAGAAAACATGTTATTCTTAAACAGAGCTACTGCTCTTGACTTTGACGATATGATTGCTGCTCAAGCAGGTGGAGGTTATGCTTCTACGCAAGCAGCTTCTTATGGTTTATTTGAGAATGAACAAGAAATGGCTCTTAACTTTGGTTTTGCTGGTTTTAGAAGAGGTTCTTATGACTTCTACAAAACTGACTGGAAATATCTAAACGATGCTACTACTCGTGGTATGGTAAAAGATATCGATGGTGTTATGGTACCAGCTGGTACTTCAACAGTATATGATCAAATGTTAGGTCAAAACATCAGACGTCCTTTCTTACACGTAAGATATAGAGCTTCTCAAGCTGATGATAGAAGATACAAATCATGGGTCACTGGATCTGTAGGTGGTGCGTATACTTCTAACATTGATGCTATGCAAGTTCACTTCTTGACAGAAAGATGTTTAGTTACTCAAGCTGCTAATAACTTTGTATTGTTTAAGTCGACTGTATAATTTACATTATTAATCTTTAAACAATAGAAAATATGGCAAATTTATTAAACATAGCCTGGGAGTCAGGCGGTAAGTTAAGCTTAAATGTGTCAAGTGTATTTAGAGTAGATGCTAAAGATGCGGATGAAGTATATTTATACTACAACGTTGCTTCTGAATCTGGACCTAAAATACACACTGCTACACTTAAATTTAGCGCTAATATATCTTCTGCAGAAATTGTTTCATTACAAGACGCTGTAAAAAAGGTACAACAAATTCCTAATGGAATTGTTGAATATGTTTCACCGGTTAACAGTTCACTAAAATTAGATGCGTCAACTCCGTATGCTATAACTAGTGAAAGTGTACCAGTATAAAATAAGTAGTTATGGAAAATATAATTTCAATTCCTTTAGCAGGAGCGTTAGACACTTCTGATATAGCTATTGGTGATTTTGACACTAGCGCCTTTGCGTCAGCTGTTAATAGTCAAACAAGTGGGCCTATAACTCCTACTACTAATGGTAGTGGATCTGGTTTAACTATTACATTTGCTACTAGTGGAGCTGGTGCTTTGTCAGTTAGTTCAGTAAACACTAATGGTACTGGATATGTTGAAGGTGAAGTTTTAACTTTTGCACTTCCTAGTGGAGCATCAGAAGTTCAAAACAGTGGAGCACCCATTAACATTACTCTTACTATTACTGAGTCTATGTTAGAAGGTGGAGGTGCTAATGCAGAAATATCTTGTCCAGCTAATGGCGAGTTATTATGTGTTATACCTGACACGGGTTCATACAACTCTTGGAAGATAGAACAAATAGAACCTGAGCACGGTAGACTTTGGACGATATCAATAACTGGTGGTACTGCTGCTAATGCTGCGAATATTTCGCTTGCATTAAATTCAGCTTTACAATCAGCCTTGACTTCTCCAAATTCACATCCAGTGGTATCTTTACCATTTGGTGTGGCTTGCACTAACGTTGTGCTTACATAAACTATATAAGATCCCCGCTTCGGCGGGGTCTTTTTAATTATTATATTATATTATATTATGGAAACAAAAACTAAAAAATCTCAAGTAAAAAACACTTGGGAATTTAAAGATAGAAATTATTATCTTAAAGGAAATAACGAACCTTTATTATTTAAATTAGGTTCAAGACATACAACTAGACATCCACTTCTATGGTTTGATAGTGAAAAAGGTTACAATAGAGAACTTAGATACGCTACTAATCAAAAGTCTGTATTTGTAGATGAACAACAAGGGCCAGTTACGTTAGCACATATATTGTTTGAAAATGGAACTTTAACTGTAAGAAAAGAAAACGTAGCTTTACAAAAACTGTTATCTTTATATCACCCTGCTAAAGGTGAGCTTTATGAGGAGTTTGATGCTGTTCAAGAAGCTGAAGATGATTTTGATATGTTAGAATTAGAAATACAAGCTACAACTTCTGCTTACGATTTAGATGTAGATCAAGCAGAAGCTATACTAAGAGTTGAGCTTGGATCTCACGTGTCTAAAATGTCATCTAAAGAAATAAGAAGAGATGTTATATTAATGGCTAAAAATAGCCCAGCTTTATTTTTAGAATTAATGAATGATGATAATGTTACTTTAAGAAATTTTGGTATTAAAGCAACAGAGCAAGGTTTACTTGTTTTGTCACAAGATCAAAGAACCTTCAAATGGGGTAGTAATGGTCGAAAGCTTATGAATATACCTTTTGACGAAAATCCATACTCAGCATTAGCTGCTTGGTTTAAAACTGATGAAGGTGTAGAAGTTTACAAAGCTTTAGAGAAAAAGCTAAAATAACAAGTGATACTAAAAGGGTGGCTTAACCGCCATCCTTTTTTTTTAAAAATATTAAAATGGCGATAAACGTAAATGATGTATATCAAACAGTCTTATTTATACTAAATAAAGAGCAAAGAGGTTATATGACACCTGCTGAATTTAACCAGGTTGCTTCTCAAGTACAGCAAAGTATTTTTGAAAAATATTTTGAAGATTTGAATTTTTATTTACGTACGCCTGTAGTTGCAAGCGAATATGCTGATAGAATAAAGACTCTAGAAGAAAAAATAGCTGAATTTGAAACTGAAGATGATATAAATGTAAATTCAACTATAACTGGGAAACCTTACAGTAGTTTTCTTTTAGCACCAAACTCAACAACTGCAGCTGAAGGAACAACAAATGACGTGCATAGACTAGGTACGTTGTCATATATTTCTACGTCAATGGGTAATCCTGAAATAGAATTACAACAATCTACAGTACATGAACTTAATCACATAAAAAGATCTAAACTAACAGCTCCAACATTGATGAATCCAGTATACGTTCTTCAAGATTCTAATGAAGCAAGAGTATATCCTAACACTATTTCCACTATAAATGCTTATTATATAAAGAAACCAGTAGACCCAATTTGGGCTTTTAACATTGGTTCAGCAGGTCAATATGAATTTGTAAAACCTGGCAGTTCGTCTGCTTATCCTAATTCCGCAGCTGGATCAGTAAATTTTGAAATATCTGATCAAGATAAAACAGAGGTTGTTTTAGGTGTTTTAATGTACGCTGGAGTTATAATTAGAGATCCACAAATTGTAGGAGCAGCAGAAAGAGCTCTACAACAAGAAGAAGTAACCGAAAAATCTTAATAAAAAATGGCACTAGAATATCCAGACGGTGGTCTTATAACTGAAACTAACGCGAATTATTACGCAGGCCAACAACATTTTAAAGGTGACAATACTACTACAGATTTTCAATGTACATTTGAAACAAAAATGGTTATTGGTATACCAACAGCTTCTGTATTAAGTAATTTTGAAGTTTATATAAATGGTTCGTTACAGTCTGCTGGTTACTCTCTTTCTCCAACAACACCTAATCTTTTAGTGTTTGCTGTAGCTCCAGCAAATACAGATACTATATTAGTAAAATTAACAAAACTAGCTGTTGAGAACAATTACGGTAGTTATGAGTATTTACCATTAGGAGATGTTATAAGTAATTTTCTAGTAGGGTATGTTGGTGAAGGTAAATTAATACCTAAAGTGAAAAGAACTGACGTTATGTTTCATGCTAAAAGAGGTTTACAAGAGTTTAGTTATGATACTTTAAGAAGTATAAAGTCGCAAGAATTAACAATACCTCCTAGTTTAGCAGTTCCAATACCACAAGATTATGTAAACTATGTAAAAGTAAGTTGGGTTGACAACGCTGGTGTTAAAAGGATTATATATCCTGCTGAACCAAATTTAACTTCTGATCCCACACAACTACCAATACAAGACGCTGCAGGAATACCTACTCAAGATAATGAACCTGGTATTGAAAGCAACATACAAGCCGCTCAGTCTAAAACTGAAGAAAGATGGAAAGATTTTAACCAACAAAATTTAGTAGGTGATTATGATATAGAATCTTTAGGTGTTTACGACTGGGAGTATTGGAAACTTTTTTACGGTGAAAGATACGGATTAGACCCTGAGATAACTCAACAAAACGGTTGGTATACTATAAATAGAAGAACTGGTACTTTTGGTTTTTCAAGTGATTTAGTTGGTAGATTAATAATATTAGAATACATATCAGATGGACTAGCGTATGACAACGATACTAAAATACCTAAGTTCGCAGAAGAAGCATTATACATGCATATAGCATATGGTATATTATCTACTAGAGCTAATATACCAGAATACATCGTTCAGAGATTTAGACGTAGAAGAGCAGCTGAATTAAGAAATGCTAAGATAAGATTATCTAATTTAAAACTAGAAGAGTTTACTCAAATAATGAGAGGTAAATCTAAATGGATTAAACACTAATTATGGCAGAAGCTAGAAATAATTTTTTAAGCTCTAAAATGAATAAAGATTTAGAGCAGAGATTAGTTCCTAATAACGAATATAGAGACGCACAAAACGTTATGATAAGCAGATCAGACGGTGATGATGTTGGATCTTTAGAAAATGTTTTAGGAAATTATAAAATAACTGACTTTGGGTACACGAACTCGTGTAGAGCTGAGATTATTGGTAATTTTATGGATGTTACTGGTAATAGAGTGTTTGTTTTTATAACTGACTATACAGATTCATCTGCTGATCAATTAAGTAACTTTGCCTATAGTTCTTCCGTTTGTGCTATAAAAATGATAGATCTTACAAACAACAATGTTATAAGTTTAGTAGAAGGTTATTTTTTAAATTTTTCTAAAAATAAACCTGTTTTTTCTTGTAATTTAGTGGAACAATATTTATTTTGGACTGATGATAGAAATCAACCTAGAAAAATAAATATAGATAAAGCAAACCCTAATGATAATCCAAATCCTAGTTATTACACTTGTGAAGATCAAATAAGCGTTGCTAAGTATTACCCTTATCAATCACCTTTATTAATAGATAACGCTATAGTATCTTGTAATATGACAAGTGATGGTGGTGCTAACACTGTTTATAGTGTTAATGATATTTTATTTTTAAGGCCTAGTATCGCAAGCCAGTCAGGAAGAGGAGCTAGAATAAGAATTGATAGCTTAAATCCTAATGGTAGTATAAGAAATTATACTATAATATCTATAGGCGTAGGTTATATTACTGGAAGTTGTATATTAGTAGGTTCTGTTAATTCATCTACTCAAGTTGGTACTGCTACTTTTAACATAGAAGTAACTGCACAGTCTACAATGCAAGATAGAACTAGCCAATATTTACCAGATGATCAATCGGATAATCCTTTTTACGATTCTAATTTTGAAGGTGATAAAGATTTTTTAGAAGATAAGTTTGTAAGATTTGGTTGGAGATTTAAAACTGAAGACAATGAGTATTCTTTAATATCTCCTTTTACACAGTCAGCTTTTGTTCCTAAGCAGGATGGTTATTTTATAACTAATGATCAAGAAAAAAGAACATATACAACTACTGAATTAGAATTTATGGTTAATAAAGTTAACTATGTAAGAGTAGTTATACCTTCACCATATAAGACTTGGGCTGATGCTATTAGTAGATTTAAGATATCGGAAATAGATATTATATACAAACAATCAAACTTAACTTCCTTAAATGTAATAGAGTCATTAAAAGTTGATAGTGCTTTAGTAACTGATTATTCTGGTCAAACAGTCTTACTATATGAATACTTGTCTCAAAAACCTTATAAAACGCTACCTCAAAAAGACTTAACAAGAGTATATGATAAAACACCGGTAAGAGCAGCTACACAAGAATTTGTAGAAGATGCTATTGCATATGGAAACTATCTTGATAAACACACTCCTCCTGCAACGTTACCTTATTATGTTTCCGCAAGTACTAAATGGAAGTATGATTCCAATACAGCTTACACTGGAGATACAACTAGAATAGAATACCAAAATCATACTTTAAAACAAAATAGAACTTATCAAGTTGGTGTAGTATTATCTGATAGATATGGTAGACAGTCAACTGTTATTTTATCTGGTGATAATAAAGCTAATACTATATTTCACCCATACAAAACTGGCCAAAATCACAATGTAAACGACTTTGCTCAGACTACAACTAATTTTAGCCAATACACATCTGGAATAACAGGTGATTATCTTCTTACAGCCTTTGACTCAACATCTTCACCAAAAGTGCCTTTTGATACTTGGCCTGGGGATAGTTTAAAAATTACTTTTCTAAATCAAATACAATCTACTTTCTCCTCTACAAACGGGTCACCAGGTTTATATAATCCACCTGGTAAAGTTTCTTTTATAAAAATAGTTCAAGCTGGCTCTGGTTTAGCTGATGCTAGCTATGTAGATTTAACTAGTGCTAGCGGTGGTAATGGTCTTGGTATAAGTATAACCACGGCAGGAGGTGCTGTTAGTGGAGTTACTATAAACAGTCCTGGTTTAGATTTTTTAGTAGGAGATCAAATAACTATAACTGGTGGAGAATCTGACTGTATATTAGAAATAGGTGCTTTACAAGAGCCAAATCCTACTGGTTGGCATAGTTATAAAATTGTAGTAAAACAACAAGAAAACGAATACTACAACGTGTATACACCTGGAATATTAAACGGTTATATTGATGGTGAAGGACCTAATGTTGGAATACTAGAATCAGGTGTAGATCAATCAACTGGCAACTATATTCAAAATTTAAAAGGTGCTACACTAGATGATCCAACATTTCACGTGCAGTTATTTGGAGACAACATAAATAAAGTGCCTAGAGATTTATCTCAGTTAGGACCAACACAAAATAAATTTAGAACAGCAAGACCTACTTTAGCTAGTGACCCTGATTATTATAGCTTTGTAGATCCAACAGATGCTGGAAAAACTTTCTCTGCAGATCCATATGATGTAGATGATCAAATTAGATTAAAATCTAGAGATAGAGCTAGAGATTTAGATGCTGGTAGTATAATAACAAACTCATCTGTTAAGTTAATACCTAGAGTAGTAAATTACACAGGTCCAATGGGTGACACTAATGGATACACGTACAGTACTGATAGTGTAGGTGCTAGATCAGGTAATACTATAATTGAACCTAAAAACACTTTTTTTGCTAACCTATATGGATCTTTTAATAAGCAATGGTATCCAGATCAAAGAGTATTAGAAATAACAACTATAGGCACAAGTACAGAATTAGGTTTATGGGATGTAACAGCTAACCCACCTTTTAACGAAGCTTATTCTTTTTACAATTTTCAAGACAACCCTTTAATGTCTAAAGGAGAAGTGCAATTAAATACTTCTTTATCTATAACAAATCAACAAAATGAATTATCTTATTTAGGTGTTAGAGGACCTAGCCCATACGCTGGTAAATTAACTTACGAAGCTTGGAAAGGATCTTGGGTTTCTGCTGGTTATACTAATATAGGAGATAACCCAGGTAATAAGTATGGCACTAACTATACTAAGGATACTAAAAATGTAGGTATAATATATTATAGTTATAAGTCTATAATAGAAGAAAGTGGTGGAACTGAAGTTGCACCTTATAATTATTGTGGAAACTTTGGAAGTGGAGTAGGTTTTTCAGGACCAAGACCAACAGGTACTTTTGGTTTATTAGGTAGTAAAGGCCAAAATCTTTTAGTTAATATAGATGAAGTTCATGAAGCAATAAGTAGTGCAGATAAAAATGGTACACTTCAAATGAACACTAATACGCCTAGTACATATTATTTAGCTAGCGTATCAGTTTCTAATTCAAATGGAGAAAATGGTGTTAGAGGTTATAATATATATGGATTCCCTTGGCATTTACAAAAAATATTATCAGAACAAGAATCAGCTACTTGTGGAGGTGGAACTGCTTTTGAGTATCAATTTGCAGCTAAAATAAAAAGTGGTGATGCTGAAGGAGCATCTTACTTTACTGTTAAATTAAATCCAAATCCAGGTAACATGCAGCCTCAATTAGCTGTATTGGAAACAGAACCAATAGTTTCTAAACTTGATATATATTGGGAGACTAGTACTTCAGGTTTAATAGACGAACTTAATACAGCTATTATAGAAGAAGATGAGTTTTTACCAGCTTCATTATTAGCTAATGGTGGATCTATTCCAGAGGATACTACACCTTTACAAGGTCAAGTACCATGGACAGGGGAGAATTTATCACCAACGCCTGTTTGTTCAGGACAAATTCCATTATGGGGTGGCCCTATAGAAGGTAACACTTTTAGTCAAAGAAACTCACCATATCCTATAGGTACAGGAGGTACTTACGCCCAAGATGGCGACAATAATACCGCATATTCTAATCAAACAGGTAGTATTCCTAAACTCCTATATTAGAAAATTTAAGAGCTATAACAGGTTCTGGAGATACTATTACATTTATAGACGAATCTATAGCTTTAGGTGGAGATCCTACTATTAGATTACTTTCTTACACATCTGGAGATGGTGTAACTGTAGATGTATCAACCAACAAATGTGAGTCTTTATTTGTTCTTGGAAATATAAATGGAACTACTAATTTGTATTTACAGTTTGATACTTATTATAAAAATTTTACAGGTTCAAATAATCCTAATAATTATAGTTTTACTTTTGAAGTTAAAACTAGATCTGCTACTTATGCGCTAGATGGTGAAATGGATACTACAACTTTTGTTAACGCTAATGGAGCTGCTGGAACACCTTACTCAATTACAAATAAACTTCCAGATATAGAGTTTATTCTTGGTAGATCATCTACTCCTTTCGCTGGTGAAACAGGAGTACAACCAAATAATTTTACGCCATATAATCAAGAAGGTGGAACTAGTACTGCTACTTCTTTTGGAGGTATAGACGGATTTAATGTTGGAGGTCCTGGTGGAACTGGTAATTACGCTGGTTCAAAATGTGTTTGGTTAGGAGATTATGCTACCGGTAGATGGGGGAGTAATACGTACTGGGCTCCTACTATTGGAACTATAGGTACTTTTTATTTTTATAATGGTGCTAAGAAACAGATGTTCGCAGAATGTACTAATAACCCAACAACTACTAGATTAGATTGGAAACATGGTTCTAATTCAGGTGGTACAGAAGCAAACAACAACCCAGATTGTTCTACTTCTCCTAATATAACTTTTAACAAAAATGATTTAGGTGGAGTTTCTATGACTAATAGCTCTTTATTACCAAAACTTTATAAAAGAATAGGTAATAGTTTACCTCACACTTATCAAGCTTGTCCTACAGATCAATACTCTGTTACTTT